TAATTTCTCGCCAAGCGTGTGCCCAAGATAGATATGTAAATCCACTTTTGTTTTCTGTATAGTTAGATACATCGATCTTGCTAAGTGTTTCCCATACTGACATTGGTATTCTCCTTATCGTTTAGTGATGCGTAGTGACCCACGCTTGTCTCGTTTCACAGTCAGTAGGTCGCAATAAACTTCGCGTTCATCGTTGCCTACCATTCCCTTCAGGTCTTTTTTAGCAGCTTCAAATGCCTTAGCTGCTTCTTCGTTTTCGATGTAGTCAACGGCGCGTGAGATAAAGTGGTTGTCTTTCTGTGCATCCCGCTTGACCATCTGGTCCACCGCAATGGAGTCAATTGAGAGTGTCGGTGTGTCAACACCAACTGGCTCCTCATTGCGAACAACGTAACCCCAGAAGTCCGACACCACTGCCCACATAGAATCGAAATACGAATCGTTTTGTGCGACATGAGCCGACTCCCATTTGTTATTGCCAAAGATTACTGAGAGGTAAGCGCCATCACAGTCAGCGATGCGTGTATACAACTGTATCTGCGGCATATAATATTCGATCACCGCATCCATGCTGTTGTAAGCATTGGTATGCTTGGCTTCGACAATCGCATTCTCTGACATCCAGATTCCATCTACAGTTCCTTTAACAGGCACATCGCCTATGTCTGTTTGGAACGTGGACTGGTGACCTTCGAGGAAACAGCGCTGCTGTTTCTCAAACCACTCAAGATTAAAATCTTCAGTGTATATACCTAGCTGCACCGCAAGGTTATCACTCAAGTCTTCTGATTCTGCGCGGCCTGTCTTGATCTGCCAGAGTTCAAGCCAGTGACCTTGCATAATACGGACGCAATCCGAGCCTCCGATAAATCCTTGTCTGTTCATTTTTGTTCTCCTCTATCCACAGCTTACTGCGTATGAGCAGTAGGTGCAACATATTTTTCGAGGTCTGCATCTGTGATGCCAGTTCGTTTCTTTAATTCTTCTCTTTGCCTGCCGAAAAGGAACGCTTCGGCTATCGGTTGGTTTTCCCGCACGCGCCGCGCTGTGATCTGGAATAGGTCAAGGGACCAAGAACTGTCCAACGCCGCTCCAGCGCTCTCTCTGAGCCTCTGAGAGGCATTTCTGGTGGAAGTTATGTAGTCTTTGACCACTGGCACGGTGCGTGACCGAGCCGAGTGGACAATATCTTTTGTTATTGAGGACAAGATATTGTCCATCTGCTCTTTGGTTAGGTTCGACGGGATGTTGCTGTTCACTGCCTGCACGATGTCATGCGCCAACGCTTTGGCATCCACCCCTGCGGGTGGCGTAAAGCGAGTGAGCATATCGTTGCGGAACCAATTAAGAATGTAATCGATACGTTGATCGTAGTTCATTTCTTTCTCCTGAGATATTGATCAAGCACTTGTATCTGACGAAGGTCATCGAGTAACTCAGATGTCCCCCCAAGCTGACGCTGTCTGATCTTCATCAAGCCATCGCTCACCGTTGAGCCAAGTGGATGCCCATGGGATGAACTCTTTTTCTTTGTATTTGCACTGGTCAGCAAAAACTTTAATCGCTTCCATAAGTTCTTCATGTGTCACCTTGTTGAGGGCTTTCTTGTAACAGATACGAGCATTACCTTTGCCGTTCTTCTTTGGGTAATGCTGCCACCAATCTTCAAACTGTTCGTTGAAGATCATATCATTTAGGTTCTCTGATTGGTTATCATTGGTAGGTTCGTGGCTCTGTGAGACCCACCCCCCTAGCTCTGTGCGACCCAACCCTAGCTCTGTGGGAGCCAAGGTATACAACGTAGAGTTGTGATCTCTTTGGTCACGTTTAATTAGTTTGCGTTCTTCAAGTTTGTTCAGTCTTCGCTTAACTGTTGTCACACTGAGTTCAGTATCTTCAGCTATTCGTGCGAGACTAGGCCAACACTGGCCTGTCTCTTTGTCTGCTCGATCAGCAAGCGCAAGCAACACAAGCTTGGCGGCTGGATCACCAATCTTCATCTGCATTACAGCAGCCATATGTACAAACGACATGACTATCCTGCCTTTGCATATTGCGCGTAGCGCTTCTTGTTCTCACCAGTAATCATAATTTTATTTACCTTGTATCCCTCTTGCTTGAGGTCATGGATACGCGATGCCAATCGAAAGCAATGAAACTTTTCGAGTGCTTCGATAGCAGTCAAGGTATGACCTTGATCCAGATATTGTTTAATCTGTTCAGTCTGTGTTGTTAGTTCCTGTTCCATTGAGTTTCTCCATCAGTTGCTCAAAGATTCTGCCATCAAAGATGACGATAGTTTGCGGAGTTCCTCTCCGTCTTTTATAGAAAGCCATGTCCCTGTTATCTAAAACAGTGAACGGGCTAGGGAAACCAGAGGTGTCACGATACTTGACCTCACCTACCAGTTCCAATCCTTCGATGTAGAGTTTGATGTCGCCGCTATACTCTCCTCCCAAGCTTCCTGAGAGGGGCTGGCGTTTCGCTTTGATGCCGAGCGACTGTAACCACTCGACGATCTTGCGCTCGTGGTAGCTACCCTTCGACTTATTTTTGTTTGCCATCGGTCGTCCTCATAGCAATCGAGACAAACAAACCAGTGCTTCTGGGTTGTGCGTTCATGTCCCTGTTTTAGAATGGCAACAAAATTTCTGACGTTGTGCTGACATGAGTCGCACCTAGCCATTCCCTTTTTTAATTTCGATTTCGTAGCCAAGCGCGTCCAACCAACACATCAACATGAACCCTGATGGAATACGCTTATGCGTTTCCCATTTGTGAATCAATGATACAGTGCAACCAATCTTATGAGCCAGAGATTCTTGACTAAGTTTTTGATCCAGCCTTGCGGCGGTCAACCCTTCGACTAGATTCTCGTAGTTCTGTGGTATGTTCACTGGCTTGTTGAAGTGTGTGAATTTCTGCAATGGCCTTCATCACTCGCGTTGCTGTTTCATGGCGTAGCTCTGTCGTCCCATTAACTGTGCGATAATAGGTTGATGTCGGAATGCCTGCCGCTTGGAATGCTCTTAACAATACGACACCGTATTGCTTGGCTTCTTTTTGTAGGATTTCGAGATATGATTTCATGCCGCAGATAACTGCATAAATGCAGCTACCTGTCAAGCAGTTCTGCCATGTCCTTGATAAGCAACAGGAAATTGCGTTTGGGTATAACCCCAAGCAATTCCCCATTGCGGTAGATTTCTATGCCATCATTCCTAACCAACCAGATCAGCGGAGATGTCACCCGTTCCAAGGCACTCGGGGCAGCATTCGGTGTGACAGTCAAGCGGTCCATCATCGACTTCATACTCTCCCATTCCATCGCACTCTTCACAGACATAATACATTCCAACTTTGATCTGTTGTATTTTACCTGTGAATCCGCATACATCGCAGCCGATTGTGCTGCAACTCTTGCATCCTTCAGTAAGGTATTTCGTCTTCAAGATCGGGTAGTTCATGCGTTTCCTCCCATACGTCTGTTGCTCTGCGTATAAATTTATCTCGATCAAACCTTGGGTTTGTTTCAGCTAAGACATCGGCAATATCATGAAGGGCAGTAGGCCATCCCAACTTTTCGCCAAATCTATCAGCAAAAAATTCAAAGTTTTGTCGTGTTAGTTTTGGTGCTGCTTGCATTACACGAAACTCCTATCTTCAAGGCTATGCCAGATGTTATGGTTCATTGCTTTTGCAATTGCATCTTCACGATTGCGGCGCGCAACCTCTGGGTTCTTGAGGTCAGAGGTATGCGTTGCCCAATAGGTCAGGCAATTATATAGCGCCCACTTGTTCGGTCCGAGTTGACGCTTCTCGTCATCCCAAATCTTGAGCAGGTTTTCTAACTGCTTCTCATTGGTTTTAGTAACTGTTGTTTGGCGAGTGAATGCTTTCGCCAATGTGTTCTTGAAGAACAGTTCAACAGTTGATTGCGCAACAGTCGTGGTCATCCATGACTGCCAGACTTCACGCTGATTGATGAAAGTTGCAAAGCCAGTCTTAATCTTGGCTGCGCTTGCTTGCACATCAATTGACTGCGTGTGCTTGAAGCGAGTGCGTGCTGTTGCAATTGGGCTAGTGCATCCATTCATGCACCACAAGCGTAGGCCATCAGCCGCTTGGCTGAATGCCCAAGAGCCATCGTAACTATTAAAGAATGAGATACGAAACTTGACGTAGTCTCCAACGGCAGGCTCGATGGTAAGGTCATTGAATAAGATTTCACCACGCATCTTGCGCCCACCTTCTATGGACTTGATGCTCATGGTTACATCTTTAGATAAGTTTGCAGTCTGCATCGCATCGACAATACTAGACACGACTTCAGTATTAGTTACTGCTGTGTATCTAGAGCCATGCACTCCAAGCACTTCGCGATTGTCCATTCGAACAATAGCTTTGTGTCCTTGGATTGGCTGACCAAGTGAGTCAAAGATTTCTTGTGTCTCGATTGGGAATTGCCAATCGTCATGCTGTGCGTCAAACATATGTGTTCTCCTTTTTATGTTGGCACATAGATAGCCATTTAGTTGCCATTGACTAAGATTAATTAATCCATATTGATTGCTAGCGCGACTGATAAACCGCCAAGCCCAATGAAACACAGCGCACTATATGCCATGATTACTGGGTCATTTGTGAATGCAGTCATGTATCCAAAGAACAGCGTTGCTGTTAAGGATATTACTAAGATTAATGTATTCATTGTCTCTCCTTTGTTCATTTTTATTCGCATTTTTGTAACCTATTAGGCGCGGGGACCGCGCGACTTGCACGTCACCCTGGCCCTTGGTTAGGAAAGCGCGATATTTTACCCTGCACATTGTGTAGGTCATTGTGAAAGGGGGTCTGGGGGCGAAGCCCCCAGAATTTTGGAGGGGGATTTCTCCCCCTCTGTTTATGCCACGTCTGCCGTGGTGTTCACGCCGTCCGTGTTGGCTGCGTTGTCGGCCAATGTGCCAAGGCCCATTGACGCAAGCTTGGCGTTCAAGTCTGCCATATCCTCGCCATCGATTGACTGTTGCGGGATTTCGTCGCGGATCGCTGGGGCTTCCCAGTCTCCGAACTCGGCAACGTATACGCTTAGGAAGTCGTCAAACATAGCCTGCAAAATGTCATGCTTGTTTGTGTTGGCAAAGGCGCGGTTAATTGTGGCGCGCATTTTGTTATTAGAAATCTCATTATCTTGGTGCGCGCGCTGCGCATCCATAACTTGAGTGCGTGAGCTATCGGCCCAACGCTCCGACCCATAGCGTGGGTCTTTGATCTGTTGATGTAAGCGATAAAGAACACTCGACAACACAAGCTTGCGGCTCATGGTCATCACATCCTGATCGACCCAGTTGCGAACGTCTGGGTCATTGTCCCAAACTTCGGCGGTAAAGGTCAAAGTATTAGCGATCTGATTTGCAATAGTGGTTTTCATAGCTAGGTTCTCCTTATATTTGCTATAGGTTCAGTCTAGTTGATATGCTGCACATATGCAACAAGTTTATTAGATAGTAATGTGACAGGATGTCGCTTGCTTTTTCTAAGCAAGGTTCATCACGCCACTGGTTCAGCAGTAGTATCTCAGCCGTTAGCAGCGCTGGAGGCGCTAAGTCTGAGTTAGGTGGACAAAGAGTGGCTACCCGCAGGGCGCGAAGCGCTCTTTGTCCTAGAAAGTTTAAGACACTGCCTATTCTCTTTTGCAGTATCTCCCTCTTTCTACAAACAGGCTTCCGATTACTAAATAGCAATGCAAGCTGAATCGCGGAGGGTTCCCTCTGGGAAACCGCTATTCTGCTTGAGCAGAGAGACAGGAGCCGCCAGTGTATAACAACAGCCACATTGCTATTTAGTAATTGGTAGCCGAGTATTACTCTTTTACCTTATCTCTTTTTAGTCCGTTAGGACTCGGACAAGTGATCGAAGCCCGCAGGGTCAAGACCCGCAGGGGCTTGATTCACGAGAGCACGGTTCTGCCAAAGGCAGAATGGCCCAATCACTTTTACAGCCCTCAACTGAAACAATGCGGTTTTGTGCGTTGACACGTTACTTTTAAGAGTGAGATAGATTGGGGGGAGAGAGGGAGAGGGGGGCAACTGGAGTAGCAGATGAACGATGTAGCAAGACCAAAGTTAACCAAGCGACAGATGGCACTGGTTGATCATCTTGTAGCAACTGGTGAGCCACTGGCTAGAGCCGCCGAGGCGGCGGGATATGCAGCAGGCGAAAGCGGTAGAGTCACTGCTAGCAAGACGATTCGGCTACCTCACGTGCAGCAGTACATGATGCAGAGGGTGACGGAGCAGCTTGGATTGAATGCTACGATAGCCGCAAGTAAGGTGATGCACCTAGCTTCGGGTGCGAAGAGCGAGTATGTGCAGCTACAAGCGGCGCAGGACATACTGGATCGAGCAGGGTTCAAGCCGATCGATCGAGCACAGGTGCAGGTGGCGGGGGACATTCGTGTCTCCATTGACTTGGGATAGGGGGTGGGGGGAAAACTCGGTGACTTGATTCTGTCACTGGTCCCAGTCTCGTATTTTTTCCCAAAAAGGTTCGATGTAAATTGTGCGTTGAAAGGAAGCTAAGATGGCGCGTAGTTATGGAACTAAGAAACCAGAGGTTATGAAGAAGTCTGATACTTCTGTTGCGAAGGTGAAGGTCAATGGCAAGAAGTCCAGCGTGGCAACGAAAAGAGGGTAAGAACCCTGAGGGCGGTCTGAATGAGAAGGG